AAATCTAAATTTGTTCCATCAAAAGTAAGATTGGCTTCTGCATCTAATTCTGTTGTAGTAGCACCTACTGTTACTAATTCATTTTCAGTAGCACTGTTGAGTGCAGTTACTGCAATATCTGAAGATGTTAGATAAGTTTCATTTGTATCTACTTTTGTATTTCCACCTGCTACTAATCTTATTCTATTATCTGTGAATTGTGCATAAGTATCAGTATCTCCATTGTGATAAATAACGTGATTTAATCCTATATCTCCCTCAACATCAAGCTCATAAGTAGGGCTGTCAGTTCCTATACCAACCCTACCATTATTTTTAATTCTTACTTTTTCTGTAGCAACCTCTGAAGTAGCTGTATAAAATACTAAATCTGTTTGATTAGAACTTGCTGTAAAGTCTGCTGAAGTTTTTGCCTCTATTGATGCTGCTAATAATAAAGAATCACTACCTGCATCTTCTCCTGATGCTGAGAAATCAATTCTTCCTAAAGTAGCTCCTATATCTACGTCATCGCTTGAATTTTTAATTGATACAATACCTCCACTTGAAGATTCAAATACAGAGTTTGCAAAAGCAGTTGCTGCAGTAAATGTTACACCACCAGTAGCACCAATCGTAAATGCAGTAGCTCCAGCACTACCACTATTATTATATTTATAAGTATTAGCAATAACATTTGTACCAATATAATTTGTTACACCACCTATTGAACCTGCTGATAAAGCACCTGCTACAGTTACAGCACCATCACTTGACTGAACAGTAAATGCTGCATTACCACTATTATCATCTACAATAAAATCTACATCAGTAGAACCGTCACCTATAATTACTTGTTCTTGGCTTCCACTTCCACCATCTCCTATAACTTTAATTATTGTTTGCCCTCCAGCTGCAATTCTTACTTCATCATCTGTTCCAAAATCTATATATTCGCTATCTGATGCTCTACCCATTCTTAAAGAACTGTTATATATAGAAGAAATAGCTGTTTGTGCTGAATCTATTACAAAATCAATATTATCATTAGAAGTGTCATAAGTAACAGCGATACCAGTTTCAGTATTGCTTGATAACATATTTGTACCAACAGTATCTCTAATATATGTAGCTAAAGCAGTTCCATCAACAGTATAAGCATCAGCTTCTAAAGTGCCGTCTATATCAGCATCTCCAGATATGTCTAATGTAGCTCCGTCTAATTCTCCTGTAATAGTTAAATTTCTTATTCCTGTATAATCTTTATTAGAATCCAATATGACTGCTTTTGAAGCTATAGCAGTTCCTACTGCTGTTGAACCTAAATCTAAATAATTAATTTCTCCTACTACTACTGTAGCACCGTCAAGGATATTTAATTCAGCAGGAGTTGATGAAATAGCAGTAGTCGTATCTGCTGCCAATACTGGAATATAACCACCTTGATTAATTAAATATTGTGTGTGGTCTGCTGTAGGGTCAACAATAGATAATGTAGTTTCATAAGAATCAGCAGTTGCTCCTTCAAAGATAACTGCATTTTGTGCTTCCATTGTTACTGTATCTACTTGAGTAGTTGTTCCTGCTACGGTTAATTTAGGAACTAATAATTCTCCTGTGCTAGGATTGTATCGTAATGCACCAGTATCGTCTAATAGTGCATTTGATTCATTATGAAATACAACTGGAAAGTTTGTGTTTGCTGTGCTATCTGTTACTGTTACTGTAGCAGCTAATGTTGCATTATCTACAGTAGTTCCTTGAATCACACTTGATAGTGCAGTTCCATTAACAGTAATAGCGTCTGCTTCTAATGTTCCATCTATATCTGCATTACCAGATACATCTAATGTTGTTAAATCTAATTCTCCTGCTATTGTTACATTTCCATCTGCTAATGTAATTAAATCTGTATCGTCTGTATGTCCGATTGTTGTTCCATTAATACTTACATTATCTACAGTAAGTGCTGTCAATGTACCTAAACTTGTAATGTTAGTTTGTGCTGCGCCTGTTACTGTAGCTGCTGTTCCACTTACGTTTCCTGTAACATCTCCTGTTAAAGGACCTGCGAATGCATCAGAAGTTACTGTGCCATCAAAATAAGCATCTTTAAATTCTAATGTTGATGTACCTAAATCAAGTCCAGCATCAGTTACTGGATAAAGCGCAGACGAATCTAAAGTTAGTTCTGCAGAATTATTTATCTTAAAATCTATTTCATTTGCTGTTCCAAAGTCGATAGCTGTTTGAGAATCTTCTCCTATAATTAAATCAGTAGCATAAATAGAAGTAATACTTGTTTGAGCTGCTGCAACAGTTAATGTTACATCACCAGAGCTTCCACCTCCAGATAATCCTGTTCCAGCAACAATAGAATCTACATCTCCACTTCCAAAGAATACTGTTCCACCTCCAGTAGTTGTAGTTGTAGTTTTTAATTCTTCTTTTTTTCCTTGCTCTGGAAGTCTTGTTTCGTATATAACACCATTTCTTTTTTCTTGTTTTACTAATACTCCATCTTCAAGAAATGATACTGTTTCTCCCTCTCTTACGTTAGCACTAGATGGTCTTACTCTGAAGAATGAGTCAATGTTATTGACGTTATGTTCTCCTGATTTTGGCATTATGAAGGTCTCTTATTAGTTAATCTAAAATCTATATTTATATCGTTAATATCTATCTTGCCACTACTTACAAGTTTTAAAGCTACAGATTCACAATTTTGATTAATAGTATAAGCATTAACTTCATACTGTGCATTATTAATAGTTGCTTGCCCACTTCCTGGAACAGATGCTGCTGTAAAACTTGTGCTTCCATCAAGCGCATAAGACAATGTTAATGTAGAATTAGCTGCTGCATCCCTAGCAGTAACATAAACTTTTTTAACTTTTTTAACTAAACCTGGATTTCCAAAATCTATATCTTTAGTAATTAATTCTATTGTTTTAGTTCCAGTGTCTCCATTTACTTTATGTATCTTATCATCAGAGTGTTTAAAGAAATATATTCCGTCATAAGAATCAACAAAATTAGATATATCTGCAGTTCCTATAGAATCTCTTGTAGTCCAAGACTGTGTTGGAAAATCAAAAACAAACACTCTGTCTTCAGTATCTACATTAGAGTTTGAAGTAATAGCACTATCTTGTAAAACAAATAATTGTTTATGCTTATTGTCATATCCTATTGAAGGATTATATAATACATTGCTTGCTTCTTGTCCAAGGTTCCATAAATTGTCATCTAATTTCAATGTTAATTCTTTTGGCATAGATTGTCCGTCAAATAAATATACTCCGTGACTATTTACCCAAGCTACTCCAAATGGAGTTTTTGAAACAGAATTTTGATTTATACATCCCATACCTTCATACTCTGCTTCTAGATACCATCCAGCATCCGATGTAGAAGACACATTGATAACATATAATTTCTTTTGTTTAAATGCTAACAATCTATTCCCAAGACTATGTAAAGCTGTAAATGCATCACCGTCGCTAATGCCTATATCTAAATAATAACTATCTGGAAATGTTCCAAATCTATTTACTGGAGTATAATATACTCTATCATCATATACTACATCATTTTTTCTAACATTTGCAACCCAAGCTCTTCTTGCACATACTGTTGCTGCTTTATATCCACCATCTGTTCCGAAATCTATACTTTCTTCATCTTGTGAATATCCATTAATACTTTCGTAAGTGTCTAATGAAGGGTTAACAATATCTAAATTTTTGACTTGTTTAAAATTAGTAGAGACTGCACTTCCAAAACCATTTGTCTCGTCTTTATATTTTTCAAATAAATTACTTCTTACTCCTCTTCTCCAGTCAACATCTAAGAATAAAATCCATCTTCCATTTCCACCTTTCTTTCTAGTGTAAATTCTAACTCCTTTTTCATTATTTCTGCTGGACCAATCTTCAAACTTAACGCTTAATCCTACTTTTGTAAAATAACTTCCTTCTGTAATGTTAAATACATTAGACTGTATTGCCTGAGGCAATGTTTCATTATCCTGTAAATCTATAATAGTATGTGTAAATTCATAAGTTCCAGCTTCCCAACCACCACCAGTAACACTTGTAGTGGAAGATGTTTGTGTTTTTACCTCAGAAGAACCACCGTGTTCTAGAGCTCCAGTTCCATATACGTCTCTTTCAACAACCAATTGAACAACATCTTTTGTACCAGAGCTGTCAATATAACTTGGAGTTCCTTTAATTCTCATCGCTTCTCCATTGATAAAAATTATTTGTCCATCTTCAAAGTCTGAAGCTCCATCATTTTCGTCTGGAAGATTTAATAATGAATCTGTATCTAAATTTGTAGCTGCTCCAATAGCTGTCAGGTATATTATTTTATCTGTTATGCCTATATCTTCATTAGGGCTTGGAGCTGTATCTCCAGGGTTTGTAGTGGTCACAATATTTGCTGCTCCACTAGTAGTTACATTCGAATAACTTGATGATACTGTGCTAGGGTCTGTACTTAATATAACATCAAAACCACCTACATTACTAGGATTGCTTGAGAAATTTCCAGTTGTTGTAGAATCTATACTTTCAAAATTTGAAGTTCCTGGAACCTCTACTTTCATTGTAGTATCATACCATCCAACAACAGTTGTAGAAGAACCTAGTCTAGTACTAGAAACATATTGCAATTTTCTTGGTTCTGTACTATTGTCTCCATCTACCACTTTTGCATCTGAAATATACAATGAACCATCTACATAATAATATACTGGATGAACTCCGCCAGTAACTTGCATATCTACTATTGCATCTCCACTTGCTTCTGTTAGTGTAAAGTTTCCACTATTACCAAAAGCTCTTGCATATGTTAAAATTTTTGTAGTAGTTGTGGATGCATTATCTTCTGGGTATGCAAACACTTGAACTGAATCTCCAATAGTTCCGCTACTATCTGTATTGTACTGAGAATTAAACATAAACGCTCCATACCCTGCAGTTGTTTGGGTATTAGGTGCATTTGCTGTCCCAAGTTTTGCTGATGAATCTGAAGCAGATTCTATTAAACCTGGATTAGATATTACAACATTGTCTGCCTTTGATAGTTCATTAGGCGCAATATCCCTCGGAGAAGATTTAGTGTTTAAACCTCCACTAAAATCATTTAATTGTAAAGATTGTCTTGGCATTAGGCACTTCTCTTTACCTTTTCAAAGCTACGCATACCTCCAAGACCTAACATCCCAAGAAGTACCGTAGTTAATGTTCCCATATCAAATGTTGGTAAAACTATTTCATTGCCAAAACTGTATAAAACAAATGTAAGTAAAGGTTGTAAGATGTAGTGGTAAGCTAATGCAGAGGCACAAATCCAGCCAGTAAAGGGCCTCCAGCCCGCTACAAACATAGATGTGTGTCCTGCCTCAACTTTATTTACTTCCATTTGTGCTTTGTTAATTTCTGCAATTAACTCAGCTTTCTCTTGCTTATCTAAAGTAAACTTGTCTACGTGACCAGCTACTTTATCTATAATGTTAGCTACTACATTTAGTTTTGGCATTATTTTAAACCTTTCCAATGTTCACAATTGCAACCATTTAAACAACCGCCGTATTTACATACAGCAAAATGCATTAACAAACCTAATAATATTCCTATTAATAAAAACTTCATTTTAACTCCTTAATAAATTAACCAATTAATACCTGTCATTGCCTCATAACTTTGTACATCGTACATAGAGAGATAACGGCCTTG